ATGTCGAAGAATGCCATCGCGGCAACGCTCCGCAACGATCCTCTGGAAGCATGGGACCGCGAGAGCTTCTTCCACCCCTCGACCCACTTGGCCGCACACGCGCGCGGCGAGACTCCGACCCGCATCATCGAAGGGGGCGAAGGCGTCTACATAACCGACCGCGAGGGTAAGCGCAGCCTCGACGCCTTCGCCGGGCTCTACTGCGTCAACGTGGGATATGGGCGGCGCGAGATCATAGACGCCATCGCCAAGCAGGCGGAGCAGCTTTGCTACTACCATTCCTATGTCGGCCACGGCGCGGAACCGTCTATCCGGCTCGCCCACATGATCATGGAGCGAGCACCCAAGGGGATGAGCCGGGTTTATTTCGGCCTCGGCGGCTCCGACGCCAACGAGACCATCATCAAGCTCGTCTGGTACTACAACAACGTGCTCGATCAGCCACAGCGGAAGAAGATCATCTCGCGCTGGCGCGGCTATCACGGCTCCGGGCTGATGACTGGCAGCCTGACCGGGCTCGAGGTGTTCCACAAGGCCTTCGATCTCCCGCTTGACCCGATTCGCCACACTGAAGCCCCCTACTATTTCCGCCGCGCCGACGCGGCGATGAGCGAAGAGGCGTTCTCTCAGCACTGCGCCGACAAGCTTGAGGCGATGATTCTGGCGGAGGGGCCCGATACGGTTGCAGCCTTCATCGGCGAACCAGTGCTCGGCACCGGCGGTATCGTGCCGCCGCCGAAGGGCTACTGGGACAAGATTCAGGCGGTTCTCCGGAAGTACGACATATTGCTGATCGCCGATGAGGTGGTGACGGGCTTCGGCCGCCTCGGCAGCATGTTCGGCAGCGGCCATTACGGTCTTACGCCGGATTTCATCACCATCGCCAAGGGCCTCACCTCGGCCTATGCGCCCCTCTCGGGCGTCATCGTCTCGGAGCGCATATGGAAGGTGCTGGAGCAGGGAACCGACAAGCTCGGCGCCATCGGCCATGGCTGGACCTATTCCGCCCACCCGCTATGCGCCGCCGCCGGCGTCGCCAATCTCGAGCTGATCGACAGTCTCGGGCTGGTGGAGAACGCCGGCGAGACCGGCGCTTACTTCCGCAAGGCGCTCGCTGATGCACTAGCCGGCCACCCGAATGTCGGCGATGTCCGCGGTGAGGGCATGCTGGCGGCGGTCGAGCTGGTCGAGGACAAGGCCGCGCGCCGGCTTTACGACCCCGCGACGAAGGTGGGGCCGCAGGTCGCGGCCGCCATGTTGGAAAAGGGCGTGATCGCCCGCGCCATGCCGCAAGGTGACATCATCGGCTTCGCGCCACCCCTCTGCCTCACCCGGGCCGAGGCGGATGCGATCGTCGAGGCGACGAATGCAGCGGTGAAGGAAGTGGCTTCACGCCTGGGATGATGGCAACGGCGGACGGAATCACTCGGCCAATACCGGATTTTCGGCCTCGGCCAAGCGGCCGGGCGTCTCGCTCTGAAGCAGCCGGAGCGCCCGCCCCATGTCGACCAGATCCTCGAAGGTCAGCCCTTGCTCGCCACCGCACAGGGTGAGAACCGCGCCCTGCTCGGCTGCGTTCAGCGCCCTGACATAGCCGCCGAGAGACATGGCGCAGGGCGCCTGCTTGAGGGCGAGCGCCTCGCGATCATGCATCGCCTTGATGCCGGCCTCGCCCCGCGCTAGGCCGGCGTCGATGACGGCCTGCTGTGCCGGCGTGCAGGCGGGAGTGACGAGGATCGGCAGAAACACGGCGGCGAAAAGCGCCAAGCGTGCCATAGCTCAGGCCTCCCGCGCCTTGATCCAGATCGACCAGCCGATTCCGGCCAGCGTGACGATGGCGCCGATGGCGGTTTCCATCATGCCGGCGTCGAACGCACCGGTGGCGACGAAATAGCCGCCGACAGAGGTCAGCGCATGGCGGACGATGCCGCCGATGATCTCAGCGTTCATGGCATTCTCCTGTGAGAAGGGATAAAAGTCGGTCGAAGAGAGCCCGGCCGCGCCGAGCGAAAGGACGGTGCCGCTCAGCGGGCGGTTGGGGCAGATGCTTCTGGCCCGAGCAGAACCGGCTGCGACTTCGTGCCGGTGGGCCTTACCGTGCCCACCCCGTCATGTTGTCGATGAGCCAGGCCACGGCGCCACAGGCGAGCAGCAGCAGCGCGCCCAGCTTGGCGACGGTCATCGCCGCCCCGCGCCCCATGTTGAAGGCTTCGGTGAGCCGGTCGAGCTTGCGCTCGATCGCCGTCAACCGCTCGTCGATGCTGCGCTCGACGACGCCAACCTTCTCCTCCAACGCCTGCAGCCGCCCCTCCAGACGACCCAGGTCTCGCGCCAAGGCGTCCATGATGTATGCCCTTATATAGCGACTAGGTGGCTGGGGAGCGATCTATGAAGGAAGTATTTGCTGACGAGGCAGCAAAGCGACGTCCGCTTAAAAGGCGAGATCAGTACCTTAGCGTTACCAAACCCGACGTTCCGGACGTACCACCAATACCTGCGGGTACAGCGCCATTTCCGCCCCGACCGACGCCATTCAGATAGTCGCCATCAGTTGAATTGGCCGGCATAGACGCGCTCGCTTGCTGGTTGACCGCATCGGCACCAAAGGCAAAACTGGATCCACCGCCTCCACCGCCGCCACTCCGGTCCAATGTATCTCCAGCTTGACCACCACCTCCTCCGTGGTATCCGCCTCCACCTCCGCCGCCGCCACGTGGGTAGGGTCCGCTTCCGCCGCCTGCTGCTCCACCGGCTAATCCCCCTGTGCCGCCTCCACCCAGAGCGCCGTTCTGACTATTTCCGCGACCTCCGAACAACAAACCACCTGTTTCCCCGTTACCTCCACTTCCACCCCCACTCCCGCCCGCTCCCCCCGCGGACTGCGTTCCACCACCGCCGCCCTTTCCACCGGCTGGAGATGGTCCGTCGCCTCCAGCTGCGCCCGTGAGCCCGCCGCCGGCACCACCGTTACCTGCTTGAGCATTGTTGCCGCCGCCACCACCGCCGCCACCAGAGGCAGCAATCGCTAAAATCGTGGAACCACGGAATATCCCGGAGTAACCGCCACCGCCACCACCTGCTCCACCACCATCATTATTTGCCCCAATGCCTCCGCCAGAGCCAACGCGAACCAAAAGGGTTTCTCCAGGAACTGTACCTATGACGCAGTAAACAAAGCCTCCGCCTCCACCCATACCTCCACTGTACCCTACGCCGTTTCCCTTACTGCCTCCCCCACCCCCTCCCGCACCCCAGCACTTCACGATGATCTGTGTTACATGCCCCGGCACGACAAAGTTCGTGCCGGTGGTTGGCGATGAGAACACCGCGCGCTCGGTGAAGGTCTGTCCGCCGGCACCGAAGCCGGCAAACTGGGTGAGGCTAAGCATCGTTCTTCGCATCCGTGATGTAGAAGAGGCGCACGCCAATGAGCTGCGCGTCGGTGGTAAGCGTGTCGGCGCCGGTGGTCGCGTTCCGATAGATCTGGAAGGCCGCCAGGTCGCCCTCGGACGGTGTGCCGCCCAGAGTAACGCTCTCCGTCTCCGGTGCGCGATGCAGGTTGCCGGCGGCCGACAGCGTGTCGGTGGATTGCTGCGCTGTGCCGAAGGCGCCGTCCATCGCATCACCGTCGGATAGAGCCGCGCCCTGGATCCCCCAGACCACGGCGCCTGCCCCGCTTGCGGCCGTCCACAGGAACTCCGCAGTCACGCCCCCTCGGTCCCACGACTTGGGCATGGCGACCAGGAACTGGGCATAGCGCGCCGCGGCGGGGGCAAAATCCAGCGTGCGTCGCACCAGCTTGTGGGTCGTCGTCTCGCTGGTCCCCTGAACGGCGCCAGCGGTCAGTCTCGGGATCATGGCGTTGGCGGGGATCCAGATCGTCTGCTTGCCCTGGAAGGCGACGGCGGCCGCCAGGCTCGCCGGCGTCGCAGCCCGATGATCATCGGTTCCCGCCGCCACCTCGGCGCCGTCGGCCAGTTCGACGATGCCCTGCACCAAGGCGGAAGCCAGCGGCACCGCCGGGCTGATCGCACTCGCCGCCCCCACCTCCACGCGGATCAGCGTGTTGTCGAGGCTGCCGGCGTCCCACACGATCGTCACCGTGGTTTCGCCTGCGAAGTTCGAACCGCTGACGCTGCCGAACAGGATGAAGGGCGCCGTTCCCGCGGCGCGGACGCGGCGGCCCGGGTGATAGACGGCTGTGTGATCACCACTTATCGTAAAGGTCGTCGGGCTGGCGTAGGTCGGGGCATGACCGAGGTCGACCCACCCGGCGTCTTCGTACCAGGCGCGGATGTCGGCCTGCACCTGCCGCATCCCGTCGTTCACCGCCGACGGCGCCATCCCTTCGGGAAACAGCGCCGTGTTCGCGGCCGGTGTGGTCGAGTAGCTCCGCAATCCCGGCATTGATTCTCTCCGCTTCAGAGAAAGATGGACAGCGCGCCGAGGCCAGCGCTGAGCAAGCCGCCGCCGGGCCCCAGCTCTCCGAAGATTCCCTTGCCGAGACCGAGGGCGGTCCCGGCACCACCCATCATCGAGGCGCCGATCTTCCGGTCATAGGGCTGCGTCGTCATTTCGGTGCCGCCATAGTTGCCCTGGATTAGGCCCATATATTGGGCAAGCTTGTTGTAGGGAAGCTGCTGCGTGTAGTTGAAGCGCGCGATCTGGTCATTGATCATCGCCTGAGCCATCTGCTCCCGTGCCTGGCCCACGGCGGCAAGCTGGCTGATGTCGGCGTAATCCTGCTGCGCGAACTGCGGCGCGAGGCTCATCGCCTGCTGCATGTTACCGCGCTCGTCGGCGTAGTTCTGATACGCCAGCGATGCCGTTGCGTCGCTGAGCGCGCGCGCCGCCGCTTCCTGGTGCGCGCCACTGGCATAGCGGCCCGAGCTCGCGAACTGGCTGTCGACCCGCGGCCGCACTTCATTGGCGATGCGCCCGACCATGCCGCTGAAATACGGATTGCCGGCGCCCAGATACTGGCCGCTCAGCGTATTCTGCAATTGCTCGCCGGCTGAGCGCATATGCGAGGATCCCGCCATCGCCCGCGCCGCCTGCGCGTTGAGCGCATGCTCCGTCTCCGGCGAGAAGCCGGCCACCGTCTGCCCGGCGTAGTAATCCGGCCCCGGACGTCGATAGAGCCTCTGCGCTTCGGCGAAGGCTTCTTTCAGATAGTTTTCCTGACCGGACCAGGGTCCGGCTTGCTGAACCGTGGTCGAGCTTCCCTTGCTGCCGCCTGACATGGGGCGAGTCTCCTTCAGAGTCGTTTGCGTAGGAGCACGTGAGTCTTCTGCCAACCCCGGAGCAGCCGTTCCCATCCGGGGCGGCCCTGCAGCTCGAGCGCGGCGCAGCCCTGCTCCCGTGCCCATTCCTCGATGTCATCGAGATGGCGGAGCCAGCGATCGACTTCGCGCCCGGCGCAGAACACCAGCCCGCAACGCTTCTCCCTGGGGTAGGCGGTGATTTCTGTCACGCATACCGCCTCGATCGCCATGCTGCGGGAATCGATGGCGATCCAGAGTTGCATGTCGCGCGCCAGGAGTGCGGCCAGAACGTCTTCGGCCTCGTACCGCCCGTCCGCGTGCTCGAGCGCACGACCGAGCATGGGTGTCACGATCTGCCAGAACGCCGGCACCACGTCGGGCGGAATTCCCATGAGCATGGTGGGCGGTGTGTGAGCGGCGGCTTTCTTGGTCATCGCGGACCTCCAAAGTGATCGAACCCCTTGCCGCGCGAACCGGGACCACGGTTCGATTTGTTGTCCCTGCTGAAACCGCCCCCTACACCGGGGGTGCCTACGCCACCGGCGCGACCGGTCGGTGTTCCCTGACGGACCTTCATGTTGGCATCGTTGATGGTTCCCTGACGGCGCGCCGTATTGATCTTGTCGACGGCGCCCCGTCGACTCATCTCGGCGAGCGCGCGCAGGCCGAGCGCAGCAAGACCCAGGCCTGTCGGGTTGGAGAAGCCGATGCCGAACGCGGCCGGGTTGGCCATCCGGTCGAAGATGCCGATCGCTCGGTCGTAACCGGTCAGTGCCGCAGGCCCGGCGCCGACGGGGTCGACGGCCCGGATCGAATTCCGTCTGGGGTCGCCACCGGCCTCGCGCAGCTTCGGCGCCACGAAGAGCGGCGCCGGTACGGACGGCCGCGGGACCGGCATCACCGCAATGGGCGCACTCGGCACGACGGGGGGTGGGACAGGGAGCGCATATGGTTGCAGGCGATAGGGGCCGAAACGGTCCAAGTACTGCCCGACCAGGGTCGCATAGGACGGCAATGCCGCGAACACAGCGGTTGAAGGCGACATCCCGTCGCCGGGACTCCGGCCAAGCAGCATGGATGGTCTCCTCAAAAGGATGGCGAGATACGGCGTACTTCATGCCGCAAATGATCCGAGCCGCCGCGGCCGCGGCGCCGGGCGGCGCGGCGGGGAGGCCGCGACCGGCCACCAGGCGGCGGCATCGCGGCGGCCCGGCCGCCGCGCGTGCCTCCGACATGCGGCGGCCGGCGGCGGAAGCCGGATCAACCGATGATGACGTAGGCGAAGGTTCTGTCGATCGGTGCCGCGCTGGCATGGGCCAGGGTGAAGGATCCGGTCCCGCGCGCGGCAATGAAGAGCGCACCGCCCGTGTCCGCCGCGGCGTTGGCGGTAAGTGGCGACAGGCCGATGAAGCTGCCCGTCGTCGCCCGGCTGTCCTGCACGACGGTGCTGACCTCGTTCGGGGTCAGGGTTACGGTACCCGTGCAGTTCATCTTGGCGAGGTTCAGCCGGTTGAGGATGGCAGCCAAGCCGCGCGCATCGGTGCCGAGAGCGGCACCGGGAAAGCTGGTGGTCATCGAACGCCCTCCGGCCCGGCTGTCACGTCAACTCCCTGCAGATGCTCCCATGCGCCGCCGGCGGGGAGCGATAGCCGCGCCCGGTGATAGCGCGCGGCCGACCGTACCGGGCATTCTCCCTGGGCATTGATCGGCGATTCGTCGCCCCAGCGCACGGGGTCGATGATGCGGTTGCGCGTCCCCATGCGGACGATTGGTTCACCACCGTCGACCAGCGGGCGCACCGATGTCACCAGGGCACGTCGTCCCGGGAATAGCTGCGCCTCCCCGGTTTCCACGGTGGCCGGCAGGTTGCTGCCGGTGAACAGGCACAGGCGATGCGCGGGATTGAACGCTGACAGCAGCATGAGCCCGCCCGTCCACACCCGCGAATCCAGGGAGAAGCCGAGAGCGTCCAGGCTCGCCGATACGCTGTCGAGACTGTCCAGCGTCTCGGAGGCGCCGGAAAGCGAGCGATAGATCACCTCCGCCTCGATCTCCGCCTCGGACCAGCGCCCGGCTGTCCAGTTGTAGATCAGCAGCCGGTTGAGCGTTCCCTCGCCGCTGTCCTGGGTCGGGTAGGCCAGGACGTAGAGCTTGTTGATGGGATCGATCGCCGCCCGGATGCGGTGAAGATAGGACTGGTTCACCTTGCGCCAGAAGGTCTTATCCACCTTCTGGTCGCCGATGGGCATCACCTGGCGCCCCTCCACCAGCGCGTAGATTCCGTCGGTATCCAGGAAGAAGCTCGTTGCGTCGAAGCTTGCGATCGAGCCTTCGGCAATCACGCCACGATTATGCGCGACCTCGTCGAACTGAAAGATGACCGGTGCGCCGACATAGGTCATGCGCTTGATCGATTTTTCCTGGAGTATCGTTCCATACTCGCCGCCCACCACGCCCTGCACCCAGCCACCATCCGGCAGGTCCTGGCTGTCCGCCTGGGTCACCGCTGATGGCGTCCACGTTTCACCATCATCGATGGCCGACCATTGAACCCGGTTCGCGTAGCCGCTCACCCGCCCCATCACCAGGAAATCGCGCACCACGGCGCAGAACCTGGCCACCGGTGGCGCGCCATCCAGGGCCTCGAACCGGGTGCTGGTGCCGAGGCGCCATTTTTGCGGCGCATCCACGCCGTTCATGGCGACGACCACGCTGCCGAACTGCCCGAACGCCCACATGCCGTCGGACGGCGTGGTGTACGACCCTCCGGTGCTCCGTGAGACGTCCGACCAGCTTTGGCCGACCAAGGAATAGAGCTTGCCGGCGTCACCGGCGAAATTATGCACGTTGCCGCCGGAGTCTCTGGTTGCGAAGGCCCCGAGACACCGTGACGAAAGCGCGCCGGAATAGGGGCTCAGGCTCGCGAGCGGTCGATAGCTGCTCGCCGCAGGAACGACGTTGAGCGCCACGGTCGCGCCGTCATTCCCGAACTCGGGCAGGTCCGGCCGGAACTCCCCGATCTCAATCAGTGCGGACATGCGTCGCTCTCCCTGTATCGGCGTCAGTTCGCCAACGGCACCTGCATCCAGGGCGCACCGGCGCCCGTCCTCGCTTGCCAAGACGCCTCACCTGTCTCGGCAGCATCCCACTCGCTGGGAGCCGCGGGCAGCGCCGCCCAGCCGCCGCGTCGCACCCGGCAGCTCCCCATGGCCGCCGACAGCGGATGGGAGCTCGGGAGAGCACGCGAACCCCAGGAGAGGCCGGGCATGCCGACGACCCCGACGCTGACGGCGGAGCCGGCCATTACCTGCACGACCTGGGGCATGGCGATATCCGCCACCGCCTGGCCCAGAAGGACAGCAGCGGATACGCCGGGGGGCTCGTACCCGCCGTCGATAACCACCACGGCCTGGCCGATCGCGCCTGCCGCGCCTGACCCTGCTGGCACCAGCGCCGTAGTCCCATCCCCAAGCGAGCTGCCGGGGAACGTCGGCCGCCGGCGTGGACGGAAGAGCCGCGGTCCGTCATCGACTCCAGGCGAATTCAGAGCCGCCAGCCCGGCGCTTCCTATGCGCTCGATTTCCGGATCGTGATGCCCCGACAGCTCGGCCAGAAAGCGCAGCTTGTGCGGTCGCACCAGCAAGGGATGCGCTCCCCGCGACAAGGCGACGATGGCATCGTCCGCCAAGATCTCGCTGTAGATGCCGAGATGGGCCACTCGCCCGTTGAATCCGCCGGCGAAACCATTGAGTTCGTAGATGTTGGCGCCGACCCAGACATCCGTCGATGCGACGAAGCTGGAAAACGGGTTGACGGTGCCCTGGTTGGCCAGGTCGCCGTTGAGCACGACGCGCCGTTCGCCATCGGACACGACGATGCCGACCGCATGATTCCAGGTTCCCGCCGTGAAGCTGTTCGTGGTGGTGGCACTGCCGTTGATGGGCGCGCCGCTGCCCTTGTCGCCGATGCCGATCCTGCTGCCGCTCTGCACCAGGGCGAGGACCCGCGACCCGTTCCCCCAGCCCGCGATGTAGCGTGGGCCGCCCGACGCCACGTCCGATGAGAACCAGCAGGTTATGGAACAGCCATTGGTCAGGCCGAGCGACGCCGCCGCCTTCCTGAGATGCGGCGGATTGGTTGCGCCGCCGCTGAACTCCCGCGCCACGTCTCCACCCCGTCAGGTTTCTTGGATCTCGATGGCATGGAGCTCGAGGTCGCCGGTCGCCGTGTCGTTCGTGGCGTCGGACGGCTTGCGCTCGACCTTGATCCGGCACAGCTCGCCCGCGGCGATGCTGTCGATCGGCGCACCGCTGCCGAAGGCGATGGCCGCGACGTCCACATCGCCTGAATTGGCCGGAACCGCCGCGACGACGACGCTTTGCGGCGCCGCCAGCCCATCGGCATCGACATCCTGTACCCCGATGCCGACCCGCTCGAATGAGGCGTCGAGGCGGACTTTCCCGCTCACCGCCGAGGTCATGGAATAATGCAGGTGAACGGTAAGCCCGTCCCCGCCATAATTCCGCGGCATGACAAAGGAAAACACACAAGCCTCATCCGTCGCGTCGCTGAAATCGAGCACGGGATGACCATTCCGGACGTCGAATGTCGCGTAGCCCGACGGGGGCGGTTCGTTGTCCGTGGGTAGCAGCACCACGAGCGTATCGCCGGACGCCATCGCGCTTCTCCTCAGACGATCCGGATGATCGCGTTGGCGGCATCGGCCGCGGGGAACTGGATGGTGAAGGTGCCGTCCGATACCGTCTTGTCGCTGCCGAAATCCAGCACGCAGACGGCGCGATCGCCATCGCTGGCGTTGTAGATCAGCGCGCCGCGCGCGGTGAAGCTGGCGCCCGGCCAGGAGATGTCGGCGAAATCGGCGAACGCCGTGCCGGACCCGCTGGTCGGGTCGATCGGTGTAAGCGGCTTGCCGCCGGCGTCGTAGCCGGTGCCGGTGACCTCGTCGGAGGCGGTATAGGCCGTCGTGTCGGCGCCCATTGTCGCCGTGCTGGAATAGAGCGCGATCTTGAAGACGTCGCCGCCGCTCAGGTTGAAATTATGGACGCCCTGCATCAGCTCGACCTTGAAGCTGGTGCACATGGCCTGGGTGATCGCCATCGCGTGCTCTCCCTGTCAGAAGATGAAGCTTGTCGCTTATGCCGGCCCGGCATCGGATCGGATGCGCGGCGCCGATCCGCTCCAGGTGCCGCGGTCGTCGGCCGCCTGGAGGGCCAGGACCGCGCGGTCATAGCCGGCGTTCCACAGCGCGATGCGCTCGTCATTGCCGATGAAGGCCGTTGCCTCGATCAGCGACGCGTAGAGATAGATGTCCGGCGCGCTCTCGAGCAGCCGGTTGACCGGCTGCGCGATGCTGAGCGGCTCGAACCGCCGCCAATAGGCCATCTCCGCCTGATAGGCGGTATCGGGTGCCGGCGCGAGCTGGATCTCGCCGCCCAGCACGCAGTACCAGCGGGGTCGGCCGGCCCGCGCGCCGCCGCGCAGGCTGTCGATCTGCTCCGGCGCCATGAGCTCGAGGCGGGTCACAGGATCGGTGTTGAGCTGCAGGTTGCGCATCTCCAGGAAACCCGTAGGCAGCGCCAGGAACGCGCCGTCGACCTCGACCGTCGCCCGCTGCTCCATGGCGCGGATCCGCAGGTCGCGGCCGATGCGCGCCTCCGCCAGCCGCACGAAATCGGGGATGAAGGGGACCAGCGTCGCGTCGCCCGGCCGCGCCAGCCAGTTGGCGACCGCGGACTGCAGCTCGCTGTAGGTGCCGAGGGCCATGGCGGCGCTCCATATGGGTGGAGTGGGGTGTCGATCTCAGAGGGCGCCTGGTGCCGTGCGCAGCCAGCGATAGTCGCTGCTGTTCAGCTTGCGCTTGACCGCCGGCCAGTGATCGGGGTCGTAGACGTCGATCCCCTCTTCGGTGCGCCACTTCAGGATGATGATGTCGGGAATCGTGGCGGCCCGGCGCAGCTCGCGCGTGGGCGACCAGCCGCCGGCATCGTCGTTCTGCAATGCCTTGTTGCGCTCGAGAATCGGTTCCACATCCTGGACCGTCTCGATGACCGTCCGGTCGGCACCAGCGTCGTAATGGTGATACTCGATCAGCCCTGTCCGCGAATCCGCATTCAGCAACCGCTTCTGCATCTCGACGCTCCAAACGAAAACGCCCGCCGGAAGGCGGGCGAAGGTAGAACGGAACTGGACGCTGGCGCCTTACTTTCGGCTAACGTTCTTGACGCAAAGCCCCAGTGAGCATTTACACCTTATCTCGAGGTGTATAGGACGTCAATCCTATTGTTGGCTTTCGGTCATACTTGACGTGGTGGCGGGCGGCACCCTGGCTGATCGCCTCACGACCTCACGCAGATGAGATCGTTCCAGCGTCCGCCGCTGTCGAGGCATGCGTCGATTTGCGCCTGCCGCGACGGCCAAATCAACGAACTGCCGCCAAGCGCCATCGCAAGAACCGCTGCCGTGAGAAGCAGCTTCGGCGGATGGATCAGCGCCACAATACATTTCCAAGCATGCGAACCCAAGCGATGACGCATTGCGGCTGCCGGTGAAGACTCGGGTCAGGCGAGCCCGGACGCGCGCTTGCATGCGCCGCAATGCGTCACGGGCAAATCTGACACGGCAGCTCGTTGTCGCGCTCGGAGGCCACGTCCCGGATTATCTGCTCCAGGAGTGCTGTGTATGCTCCAAGGTGAAACGTCTGGTACATGGTGCCCCGCCAATCTCTGCTGTTCCGGCGGCCCCCATTGTAGAGTTCCCAGTAGATGGACTCGTATGAACTCCGCAGCGCCTCGATCTGCGACGGCAGGTCGAGACGCCTGAGCGTGTCATCGGCGAGCAGTCCGCGCATCTCGTCCTGAAAAACGCCCTCGAGGCACCGCGCGGAGACGACCACGCCGTGGCGCATATCACTGGTCACACCGGTATCGCGCTCGGCCTCGGAGAGCGCCCAGCAGGCCTCGATCGCCGCCTCAGTTCGCTCGTGCGCCGATTCCGCGGCGCCACCGGCAGACGCGGTAGACACCCCGATGGCCGCAATGGCCAGCCCTGCCGCCGCACTGCGAATCAGATTGTACGCGCCGACCTGGCGACTCCCGGCATCGGCAGATCGTCGAGCCATCCCCATTGTCCACCCCTCACCTGAGGATACTACCATTGATAGTATAATATTTTAAGGTTGCTACCTTGTCAAGGCTACGGGCGACCGGCCGGGCGTGGTCAGTAGGGTGGTGGCGGCAGGAGGCGGAACGAGTTGGCCCGCTCCAGCCAGTTCTTCTCGAACTTCTTCTGTGTCGGATCCTTTCGTATCAGCTCGCGATAGAATTCCGCGCGCAGCCTGACGAGTTCGTTGTTGAGCCGTCGACGGTTCGCCACGTTAGCCACGGCGGCGTACAGGGCGGCGCGGGTTTCCGGGCCGAGCACGCCGTCGACGGACACCGGATAGCCATTGCCGTTCAACGCTTCCTGCAGAAACAGGACGCTCCGCCCCGGCCCGTGGTTGGTCGCCATGTCAAAGACATGCTCGCGGGTCAGATAGTCCTGGATCTGATCGAAGTGGTAGGCGCTTAAGATCTTCCGGTGGACGGCTTCTGCCTCTGCTCGGTCGATCGCGGCCGGGGCCTTCTGTAGGGGCGCGCCGCCCTCCAGCGCCATCAGGCGGTTGTAGTCGTCGATGGCAGTCTGCGTTACCCCGAACTTTGTCGGGCCACCGGGGTCGTCAGGATCGTTGACGTAGCCGCCTTCGCGCTTGATGAGGCGATCGATGAGTCCCTGTCGTTCCCGCTCGCTCAGCCGGAAAGGCGGTTCCGGTTTGACCGCCGGGATTGGCAGTGGCTCTGATGCGGCTTGTTCCGGCGCCCGGACGACCTGGCTGAGCAGCCCGGCCCGAGGAAGCTCCGGTTCGTCGCCAAGAGCTGGATCGAGCAGGCCATACGCGCCGGCGCTCGGGTCGGCCTCGGCCACAATTCGCACGAGACCCATGGATCGATTCGACCCGTCCTGCCCCCACCGCGGCAATGCGGGAATCTGCCGGCCACGCCAGCCGCGTATCGGTGTGAGCATCTCATCTCTTCTGGATTGCTAAACAAGAAGGGGCGGCTCTCATGGAACCGCCCCGAGTTCAAGGCCAGCCCGCCTTACGGCGTCGTCAGGTCCGCGATCACGCCGGACGCCGCCTGCTGTTTCGCGACCAGCGCGTACTCCGCCAGAAGCTGGTACTTCACGCTGTCGCCGGTCTTCGCCAGCTCATGGCTCTGGAACGGCCGGAGATAGGCGACGCCCCAGTACTCCATGTCGAGCACCAGGGCCGAACGGTCGCGGCTGAAGCGCGACGCGACGATCTTGTGCTCGCCGAAATCGCTGACATAGACGTCCGCCGCGGCGATGATGGTCGCTGGCGATGCCCCCTTGTTGTCGCGGTACTGGGTGGCGATGCCGGTGAAGGCCGACGCCGCCGCCTTGTTCTTCGGCCCCACCAGGATGGTCGAGGGGTCGCCGCCATTCTGCCAGCAGGACTGGATCACCGACTTGAGCAACGTCTCGGTGAAGGCGCGCTGCGTCCCGTCGGTCGCCGCGGCGACGGTGCCGGCGGAAAAGCCGCCCGAGGCGCCGCCCGCGCCGCGGCTGACATTGCTGGTGAGCCACGCCTCGACCGAGCCGGTGGTGCGCGCGCTCGAGCTGGTGCCGGCGGCCGAGGCCTGGTTGCCGGTCAGCACGAACTCCATGTCGCGCTTCAGCTCCTTCGCCTTCTTGGCGAGCTGGTAGCTGAGCTCCGACTTGCGGCCGGCCTTGTCGGTCGCCTCCTGGGTCCCGCTCACCACCACGGTCTTGTCCGAGATCTGGGTGTAGTTGCCGACGCGGGCGGTGGGCAGGGTGGTGTCGAGCGTCGCGTCGTCGCCCTCGATCACCGCGTTGGCTCCGGCGGCGGCGAGCGCGTCGGTCTGCCACTCGTGATAGGTGTTCTTGGCCTTGGCCTTCGAGGCCATGGTCAGGAACGGCGTCGCCGTCGGCGAGAGGTTGTAGATGATGCTGGAGAGATCGTCGCGGTTGCCCACGGCGTCATAGCTGTCGAAGGTATTGGTCGGCTGTGCCATGCACTGTTTCCCTTACAGAAGCTCTTCGATCGCCCGGGCGGCGTCTTCCGTGCTGCCGGAGCGTCGAAGGCGGTTCATGAGAGCGGTCCGCCGCTCGCCGCCGCGATCGTGACGCGAGGGCGCGGGGCCGGGCCGCTGGACATTGGGCAGCGCGCGCATCCGGTCGTCGACCTTGTCCGGCGACTGGGTCATCCGGTCATAGAGCATCGCCTTGCGTGCCAGGATGAAGTCGCGGTGGTCGACCAGACGGTCGAGCTCGTCCCGTGAATAGCCGGCATTGACGAGATAGCTGGTCATCGCCTGCACCTCGCGCCGGGCCGTCGCCGGCTCGGCCAGCTCCGGCAGCTGCTTGACCAGGCTGCGCCACTCTTCGTTGCGGTGGCGCAGCCGGGCCTGCTGCAGTTCCGCCTCCTGTTGCCGTTGCTGCTGGCGGAGGCCGAGGCGGGCCGCCTCGGCGTGCTGCAGCTGGCCGGAGAGGGCCTCGAATTGCGGGCTCAGCTCGGCAAAGCGGGCCGGTTCCTCGGCCGCCAGCCGCGCCCAGTCGATCCCGCCGAAATGGTGAAGGATCTGCTCGCGCAACGCCGGGATCGCGGCGTCTAGCTCGCTGCGATAGTGCTGACGCTCCGCCGCCGCCGTGCTGAGCTCCCGCTCCGCCTCCGCGCGCAGCGTCTCGAGCTCGCGCCGCTCCTCCGCGATCTTCATGGTCTTGCGCGTATAGTCGGCGTTGCGCTGATAGCCGCGAACCAGCTCGTCCATCGTGACGTCCTGCGCCTCACCGTCGACCTTGACGGTGTAGCGCGGCTGACCGTCATCGGTCTCACCGCCCTCGCCTTCGTCCTGCGGCGGGGGCGCATCGGCATCTGCCTCGGGCGCCGCTGCGCCGGGAGCATCGGCGTCCGCCGACGCGCCAGCCGCGGGATCGCTTCCGGCGTCATTTGCAGTCGCAGATATGCGCTTACGCTGCCTTTCATCGCCAGGCACGCGCTTGGTCAGCACCCGCTCGATCGCTTGCGCCGCGCCGTCGAGGTCGAGCGATTCGGCGGCAGTTGCCGTTTCCGGCGTCGCTGCGTCGGTCATATGTCATTCCTTTCGATGAAAAATGTGGACGGCCCGGGTTCTGCCGTGGGCCATTTCCCGACCCAGGAAAACATGCCGCAGCATGCATGACGCCGGGCGCTGGCGGCTCATTCGATTGCCACTTCCGGCTGCCGAGCGGCATTCCTGCCATTCTGCCGCCATAGTTGCGGCGTCCCATCATCACCTGCGATACGCCGATATCCGGCACGGCACGCCAGCCGGTATGCAGCCTGGGGGCGACCATCGCAACCACGGACGAGGGTGAGACGCATGACACTTCGATTCGCCTCGACGGCCATCTGGGCGCTTCTCTTCGCGCTGCCGGCCGGGGCCGCCGAGCTCGCCTATCCCAACGGCATCGAGGAAGGCTTCTCCCTCTGGTCATCCAGCGCCGAGTACAAGGCGCTCTGGAATGCCGATCCGCCGCGCAATCCCTGGCTGATGGCCGATACCGTCGCCTCCACCTACGACGTCGGCACGCGCGCCCTGCGGGCAGGCGATGGCGAGCGGGCCTACCGGCTCTGGCTGTCGCTCGCGCAGTCTGGCAACTGCCGCGCCAAGTTCGCCGTCGGCTATCTCCTCGATCCCGCGAGTCCCGCCGCCCTCGCCACAGTGACCAGCACCGGGCACGTGACGTCTGCCGAAGAGCGCGCCGCCATCGCCTTCGCCTGGTACCTGTCCGCGGCCGAGGAAGGCTGGCCCGCCGCCCAGCGCCATGTCGGCGACGCCTATGCCGCCGGCCGGGCCGTCCCCGCCGACCCCGAAGCGGCCAAGCTCTGGTACCGCCGCGCAGCCCGCGCCATGGACCCCGACGCGATGCTGGCGCTCGCCACCATGCTGCTGCAGTCGAACAGCGAAGCTGAGCGAACCGAGGGCCTGACCTGGGCCTTCATCGCTCGGTACAGCCAGTTCCTGTTCTGGTTCGACGACAGGAAGATCGAGCCGATCATTCGCTCGCTCCGGCAGAGCCTCTCGGCAGATGACATTGCCATGGCTGAGGCAACGTATCGCTATTGGTCGCCAATGGAATGGCTCATTCATACCGGCATCGACGAAGACATCCAGCGGCGCCGCACAGCGTCGAGGCGCATGTTCGTCGACCTCGCGCGGATCGACCGGTCGCCCGCTGCTGCGTTCGACTCGGGCGCGCTGGCGGCGATGGAAGGACGCCACCAGGATGCCTTCGACGCCTGGTGGCCGCAGGCGCGCCAGGGCCACTGTCGCGCGCAGCTTGCGGTCAGCATTCTCGGGTACGGCAGCTCTGAGGATGAGATCCAGCCCTTCCATTTTCCGGGCTACGGGCAGTTCCACGGCAGCGACGCCGCCGATACGGCGTTGTTTCATGCGGCCATGCAAGGTCTGCCCGAGGCCCAGCACCGGGTTCTTGTTGCGACTGCCAACCCTGATGTCGGCATCTCGACGGTGGGCGAAGCCACGTCGCGTTGGTATCGGCGGGGCGCAGAGCAAGGCGACCTGCTGCAACTTCGTGATCTCCTTGAACCCTATGCCCCGCGATACGGCGGCGAACCAGCCACCTGCTTTTATTTCACGCGGTTATTCCGGCGCAGCGGCATCGACCTCTACGCGGGTCTGCTCGAGGAATGCCGATCGATGCTCTCGCCCGCCGAGGCCGCCATGCTCGAACGGCAGGCTTTGGAGTGGCTTCCCGAGACGCCTTGACCTGGACGCACCAGGTCAGGAAGTCGAGCCCGTTCAGCAACTACGGCACGGTCCCGGGCGGCAGATCGTGAGACTGTCGGAACCTGTCGTCGAACGCCTTATAGAGCCGATGCGCAAACTGGTTTGCCCAGTACTCGCGAAGTTGCTCTCGATAGAGAAGCGGATCAATGGAATTGCCGGAGATCTTGAACGGCTCCGTCAGGGCAGCCCACTCTCCGGCACCATAGTTTGGGTCATCGGCTGGCAGCTCGCCGACCGACCACCGATGGCCAAAATGGTGCTGTAGCGGATGAATGGACTCATGGGCGGCTGCATGCATCGGACCTTCAATACCCGCCGCACGCGTTGTGACGTCGCTGTTGATGGTGATGCTGTTTCTGTCAGGTCGATATACGCCACCGGCGCGGGACGGAATTTCAGGGCCGATGAGCGACTGGTAGTCGACTGTCGGCATGGGAAAGCCGAAGACATCGGCGGCGTGTCGCACGATCCGCTCGAGAGGCCCGCGTCGTTCCTCTGTCGTCAGTTCGTGCCAGTTCTCTTCAGCGTTGCCGATTGACGCGTCTTCGAGAACGCGTTTCAGGAACTCAGCCTCCATTTCGGCGGAATACGGCATCTTCGTATCGTTGTTCCACCTGATGCCGCCGTACACCGCCTGGCCCAGCGCATGCTGGGCATCGGTGAGGCGCCCCTGGTCGCTCTCCCACCAGAGACGATGGAGTATGTCCTTGCTGAGCCGCGGATCGAGATTGGCCGCGCCATCTGGTGTGGCGTGCCGGCTCCAGACGGCGATCTCCTCCGCACGGAGCGGCCCGGCATGATGCGCCGGATGCCAGCCGACACTTGGGGTCTCTGGCTGCTCATCGCTTCCCGGCATCTCCGCTTCCACTAGCGCGTCGGCGAGCTTTTGCGACTCGTATCCCGGCACCGCCGTCTCGAAGCCGCGACGGATAGCGGCATGAAGCGGCTCCACCACGGTCTCGTCCCGCAGGTACAGGTTTCTGTCCGGCCCGACAAAATGCCGCTCGGGATCGAGCACCCCATGTTGCGAGAAAGCCGCCTGCGCCGGCACGGGCGCTGGCCTGGCCGTCCGGTGCGCCGCCGGATGCACGCGCTGGGCGAAGGCCAGCCGCTCCCCTGCCGTGCGTGGCCGTCGCCGGAGGAAATCAAGCCCGTTCTCATCGAGCGACTCCCGATACATCCGTACTACGGCATCAGGTAGCTCATTGTCGCCCCTGCTTGGCTCCGCCGCATCATCGCTTTCCCTCCCGGCATGGTTCCACCGCCTCGGTCGCCGCGAGCTGCGTCTCAGAGAGGCGCCCGGTTTCCATCACTTCGATGAGTCCCGCCTGCACCCGCCGCAGCAGCTTCAGCATCAGCCACGCCCGCTCGCGCGCCGTTTCCTCGCCGTCGCCGCTCGTTTCCCATTGCCGGCGCAGGGCGCTTTCCACCGCCGCGAAAGCCTCGACCAGAAGCGGCTCCTCCAGCAGCCGGCGCGCCTGCACGCCCCGGCGCCGTTCCAGCTCGAGGCTCATGGGGCGACCCCCGCTTCCCCTGCCGCGGCGGCGGCAACCGCCTCGCCCGCGCCCGACCGCATCAGCATCTCCTCGCGCTTCAGCGCCATGCCGGCCAGGAGCTCGTCCCGCTTCAGCGCCAGCTCCGCCTCCAGCTTGGCCCGGTCGAGCGCCATCTCAGCCTCGGCCTTGCGCTCGGCGAGCGCGAGCCGCGCCGCGTCCAGCTTCGCCTGCTGCTGCAGCATCACCATCTGCGGGTCCGGCATCGGCGGCATTGCTGGCGGCGGCGGTGCCGGCGGCTGCGCGCTGGGCTGGGTGAAAAAGGCGTCGGCCGGCTTCAGCCCAGCGTTCTCCACGATCTTGGCCAGGGTGTTGTAGACGTTGCCGAGCGTCACCAGCGGCCCGTCGACCCCGCCCTGCTGCTCGATCGCCTGTGCCTGGATGCCGAGGATCGCGTTGAGATGCCCCAGCATCTGGTCGCGATTTCCCGTGCCGAGCCCGACATTCACACTGACATCCATCTCGCTGTTCCAGCTCCGCGGATCCATCGGCACCCAGCGGTTCCTGAGGCGGATGATGCGCGGCCCGTTCTGGTGCGCCCCCACCAGCCGCAGGATCTTGCGGAACAGGTCGGTGACACCCGTCTCCGCGAACACCCGGGCGATCAGCTCGATGCGTTGCTGCGCCGCCGCCATGATCTGGCTGATGCCCGAGGCGGTCTTGTTCAGCGTGTCGGCGTCGAGCCCCTGGGTGTAGCGGGTGACGCCGGTGCGCCCCTCGCGCACCCCGTCGAGATAGTCGAGCACCGGGAACGCCGCCGCGGCGACCAGCGGCGTCTCCAGCGGCATCACATGGCCCTGGCTCGGCATGGCGCCGGGCTTCAGCCGCACGATCCCGCCGGGCCGTGACGTCATCATGTCGTCCAGGTTCACCTGGTCGCTGATGACATGGCGGCCGTTGTTGCTGAGATAAAGATTGTCGAGAATCTGGCGCAGGATGGTCGACTTCAGGAGCTGCAGATCCATCACCAGATCCGCGATCGACAGCCCATAGAAGCAATGCGGCATCAGGATCGGCGTCACCGAGATGAACGGCACCCCATCGAACGGCTCGTTGTCGAGGATATCGGCGCCCTCGCCGGCCACCGTCACCTTGCGCCGCTCGGCGATGCCATCGCCGTCCCAGTCCGCCGCGACGTAGCATTCGGTGACCCAGATTTCCCGCCGGCTGCGATCGACCTCGCCGGCGCTGCCCGGCCCCGCCTCTTCCTCCAGCCGTCGCCTCGCCTCTGCCTCCAGCGTCAAATCCGGCGCATCGTCCCCCGCCAGAGTCTCGACGAGCCGGCGATCGTAGCCTGCCGCGATCAGCTCCGACACCGTGCGTCGCACCCGATGGGCGACAAAAGGCGCCTCGTCGATCGACCGCGCCCGCCGCGAGATCAGGAACTCCTCCGGCGGCACCGGCTCGATCTTCACCCGGCCGCGCCGTCGGCGGCGCTTCACGGTGATGTCGTGCAGCGTGACCCGCGCCTCGTCGGGCAGCCCGTCGGCGCCGGCCACGATCACCGTCTCCTCATGGGCGCTGTGCTCGATCGGCTCGACATCGGGATCGGCCAGCAGAAGCTGCAGCTCTTCGTAAGTCTTGCCGAGATACGTCTCGCGCTCCGCCGTCTCGCCCGCGTTCCACCACAGCTTGACGATGCCGTTCTTCTGCAGCAGCGCGTCCTTGAACAGCGTGTAGAAAATCAGGAACCCCGGATTGTCGCGCTGGAAGATCCAGTTGACGTACTCCGTCGCCTGGCGCGCCACCTCCTCGTCCTCCGGTCCCGTCGGCTCGAAGCGCACCACCTCGTCGCCGCCGGTGAAGATGCGCAGCAGGCTGGGCAATATCCATTCCACCGTATCCGCCACGTCGGTGGAGACCACCTGGCTGCGCCCCTCCTGCTCGTTGCCGAAGGGCTCGCCGAGATAATAGTCGAGCGCCTTGCGTCGCTCCTCCGCCAGCCGGCCGCCGGCGAAGGCCGTCGCGTCGGCGATCTCGGCCGCGACGATCGCCTTCAGCTCCTCCTCGCTCATTCCTTTCATGGCGTCTTCCTGTTCCGCTTGCGGGGTTTGGAGGCACGCTTCTTCGCGACACGCCTTTTGCGCGGCGCGGAGACGGCAACGCCTTTATCCGGCGCGGGCGCCGCTGGCACGGCCAGCCGCCGCTCGATCTCCGCAATGCGGGCTTCGAGCAGCCGTAGCCGCGCATCGGTCATAATGCTCATCGATGGTTCCTGGATGTGGCGGGGGAAACGAGGGGTTGTCGAGGTCCGTTCACACGATCCCGCGATTGCTGTAGGCGATCGGCCGACCCCAGCCTGGCTCCTCCGTCCGCAACCCCTGCGCCAGATAGCGGAAGGCGTCGGCCGCGTGGCTGGTCCAGTCATGCAGCGGCCGTGGCCGGAAGGCGCCCAGCCGGTCGTCCCATTCGCGGCGGTACTGCCGGAGCGCCTCCAGCCCGCCGGCGCAAAGCGCGGCGTCGAACCAGCATTGCGACAGCAGGTTGCGCGCCGCGTTGATGCCGTCCTCGACCTTCATGGCGGGCAGCACACGCGGCCGGATGCCGAGGCTCATCAGCGTCTCGACCCGGCTCTTGCCGGTGCCGAGTTCCCTCACCTCCGCATCATGCGGCAGCAAGTGCTCGCCATAGACATAGGGCCGCTCGCCCAGGGCGCGGGCGTAATGGTCCAGCCCGACGCCGGACGCCTCGCAATAGTCGATCAGCCGCGTTTCGCGGCCCGCGCGTTGGCAGAACCAGATCGCCGTCGAATCGCCGATGCCGAGATCCCACGCGGTGTGCACCGGCAAGGCGGGCTCCCACGGCACCGCACCGATCCGTCCCTGCCGCTCCGCTGCCGCCAGCAGCTTGCCGTAATAGGCGCCCATGATGGCGGCATCGAAGCTGCACTCGAATTCCTGGGCGTATTGCTCTTCGCTCATGGCGCGCCGCGCCGCAGCGAGCTCCTCCGCCGGTAGGACACCGGTTTCGCCGGCCCGGAACAGCTCGGTGAACCAGTCCGGCTCCACCTTGCCCTGCTGGTAGATGTCGTAGAGCTGGTTTCGCCCCATCGGCGTGCCGATGAAGATCGCCCAGCCCTGGCGGTCGGCGAGCGCCGGCCGCACCACCTCGGCCCACAGCCGGGGATGAATCTGGGCATACTCGTCGAGCACGATCCCGTCGAGATAAAGCCCGCGCAGCCGATCGGGATTGTCCGCGCCATAGAGCCGGATGCGCGCCCCGCCGGGAAGATCGACCCGCAGCTCGGTTTCATTGACGCAAACGCCCGGGATCGGCGCGACCTGGGTCTTCAAGTATTCCCAGGCGACGTCCTTGGCCTGGTTGAACAGCGGCGCGACATAGGCGTAGCGCGGGCGCTCGAGAGGATTCGCCACGGCCTTGGCGATCAGCTCGTTGACGCAGAACACCGTCTTGCCGAAGCGGCGATGGGCGACCAGCACGTTGAAGCGCTTCAGGCTCCGGTGCAGCCGCGCCTGGAGCGGCCGCGGCCGATAGAGCTCGATGCGCGTTTCGGCTGGCCGGCGCTCCCGGTCTTTCGGCACGTCACGCATCGTCGCCGCCCCAGACCAGGCGGACGATCCGTTCACTGGCCTGCGCGGCGCGTCGTCCATCCTCCCCCTGCACCGCCTTGCCATAGCCCCAGGCCAGCAGCGCGCCGGCGGCGGAGACCCGCGCCGCCGGTGTCGCCGATGGATCGCGCATCACCACCGCCAGCGCCTCGACCGCCGCCGCCGCATGCGCCCGCGCCAGGCAGCGCAGGCCGGGCGCGTTGGGACGCTGCCTCACCGACGTTTCGCGCTGCCCGGCGGCTTCTCCGATCTGTGCGCCGCCGTCCGGCGCGGGGGCGCTCTCGGGCGCCGGCACGGGCGTGGCAGGCGGCTCCGGAGTCTTCCGCCGTGCCGCGCGCTTGGCGCATCCGGCTGCCGTCCTTGCCGCCATGCCGCCTCGCGCCGATCGGGTTAAACAAAGAATGGGGCCGACGCTTTCGGCGCGCGGCCCCCATTGAACCATTCCTTTATAGGCTATTTTTCCTATCATTGGCAAGATAAAAAGGCGCCCCATCGTCGTTCGCCGGACGATCGACCATGCTCGGCGCGCGATGAGCCTCCATGCGGCCGCGCTGGGCGGCGCCACGTCCGTAGCAAGCCACCAGCGCGTCGAGCCCGGCGACGACCGCCGCAAGCTCGGCCACGTCGCCGCGCCGCGCCGCCGCGCCGCGCCGCCCGTCGCCGTCGAGGAAGCGAGCCCCCCGGCCGAACACGACGAGATTCTCCGTGGCGTCGCAGACCCGCCGCCCTGCCGCCAGAAGCTGGTTCTTGCCGAGACGGAATTGCGCCTGGTCGCGCGCCTCCCGCTCCTCGCTGGGCGCCGGCCCGCCGGAGCGCACCTCCGCCGCCAGCCGGTCGTAGATCCCGGCGCAGCTCAGCTCCCCTTTGCCGATCACCCGGCCATAGAGATAGCCGTACCGGCACCCCGCTTCGTGCTGCTCACGGCCGATCAATCCGCGCGCCAGCATCAGTCCCAGCGGATATTCGCTAAGCGCCGCGTCGCCGTCCCGCACCAGCAGCGCGCGGCGCGCCTGGATCTCCGGCGTGCCGAAATCGGTATCCGGACGATCGAGCCGCGGCCGGCCGCGCCGTCGTCGCCAGGTCATGCTGCCCATCTACTCCTCCTCGTCGAGGCCGAGCGCCCAGCGGCGGCCCCATTCGAGCAGCCACAACGCGCGCTCGGCGCTCATCTCGCTGTTCACCACCTCGAAATCCCCGTCTTCCGTCACTCCCAGCCCGATGAACTGTTCCCACTTGACCTTGGCCACCTCGCCGACCGCCTGTTCCGGGCGCAGCGTGTCAGAGGGGGGAAAATCGACCAATTGGGCCATGCCGTTCCGTCTCCCGCTATGGTGTCGCCGGCTTGCCGCCGGCCAGGAAACGAGTGTGCGCCGACATCGATTTCCAATCAACGCAAAAAACATATAGCCATACGCATTTTCATCCGCAAAAATCGGTTGCATGAGCGATATCTCGCAAGTGGCGCGGCGTCTGAAGGCGCTCCGGGAACAGACCGGCCTATCGATGCGCGCGGTCGCCGATACGCTGGGCTGGACCCTGACCCGCTATCAGCATTACGAGGACCGTTACAAGCGCGCCTATCTGCCGGTCGAGCTGGCGCGCGACCTCGCCGAAGTCTTCGCCGGCCAGGGTGTCGACCCGCGCGAGGTGATGGAGCTGGCGGGCTTCGCCTCTCCCGGTGCGCCCAAGCCGCCGGGCCACGGCCGGCCGCGCTTCGGCGAGGTGCCGGCAACTTCCCTGTCCCGCGACCTGCCGGTCATGGGCGCGGTGAAGGGTGGTTCGGAAGGCTTCTATTTCAACGACGGCGAGCCGAAGGAATTCGTTTCGCGCCCGTCCGGGCTCGATGGGGTCGCCAACGCCTTCGCCCTCTATGTCGACGGCGATTCGATGGAGCCGCGCTATTTCGCCGGAGAGGTTCTCTACGTCAATCCGAACCGGCCGATTTCCAGAAACTGCTTCGTGGCGGTCGAGTTGCGGGATGGGCAGGGGCTGATCAAGCAGTTCGTGAAGCGCAGCGACGACACGGTGATGCTGCGGCAGTTCAATCCGGCCAAGGATCTGCGGCTCGCCACGCGCGACGTGAAGCGGATGTATCGCATTACCGGGGCGAGCGAGGCGGGGTGAGCGGCACGGCCGCAACTCATACGCCTTAATACGCTAATTGCGGTTGATTGCTGATGACATTAGCGTAAACTGATGGTCCATCCACAGCCATCGGAGATCGCCCATGTCCTTCACGGCCCGGGAGCTCAGCGTCCTCGCCTACGCCAATGGCTTCACCCTCTGGCACTACCGGACCGCGGATTCGCCGCATTGCCTGCTCGCGCCGGGCGGCGGGTACTTCGCCGCGGCCGATGAGCTGCTGCGCCCAGGCGATCAGATTCTCGTCACCCATCTTGGCATCGGCGCCGTAACGGGCGCGAGCCTCGTCGTGGCGACGATCCGGCCTGGCCTGGCTGTCGAGGTCCGCGAGATTGCGGGACGTGCGGCCTCGCCCGCTGATTTACCCGGCGAGATGGATCAGCAAGCGGCCAGCATTGGGCAGAACGACGACGCGGCCGCCGAGATGCCTCTGGCGGCCGCTTGCTGA